GGTGAGCCGGTGGTGCGGAGGGTTCAAAGTTTTCTGATTGCGGAAGTTTGGAGGTGGTCTGGGTGGCTTCTGGTGGTGCGCGTGCCCGGTCTGGGCCTCCTGCTGATCCTCGGTCTTGCCGTTCGGATCGCCGTGGGCTGCGTTTCGATGCGCTGCCTTCTGAGGGTTACCGGGGCGATGTCCCGGAGTTCCCTCTCGAGCCTGTCGTGTTGTTCTCGGAGCATTTCGAGGATGGGCGGAAGGTGCGTGAGGTCGATGGGGAGGCTTCTGACAGTTTCCGGTCGCGTGAGGCGATGGTCTGGGTTGAGGCGTGGCGGACTCCGCAGGCGTGTGCTTGGGCTGCTGAGTCGTGGCGTTGGCCTGTGGTGGCTGAGTATTGCCGTCTCAAGACTGCTGTGGAGCTCGACCCGGCGGCGAATGCTGCGTTGGTGGGGCAGTTGCACCGTTACCGGGAGCAGATCGGTTTGACGCCGGCCGGGCTGTCTTTGAATGGCTGGGCGATCAGTCGTGATGAGGTGGCTGTGAAGCGTGACGACAAGGCTGATAAGCCCGCTCCGAAGGCTGCGCCGCGGCGTCGTCTGAGGGCTGTGGGCGATGACGGATGATCTTGGCTTCAAGGTTGATTTTCCGACGCTAGGCGATGTGCTTGACGGTTGGATTGAGCAGCATTGCCGGGTGCCTGATGGGTTTTCGCGTGGTGGTGCGTTCCGGCAGTCTGATTGGCAGTTTTGGTGTACTGCGAATCATTACCGGGTGCGTGAGGATGCGGTGTGGGTTCCTGGCCGGCCGCTGTTGAATCAGGCGTTTGTGTATCGGCGTTCTCAGGTTGTTGCGCCTCAGAAGACTGGTAAGGGGCCTTGGGCTGCTGCGATTACGGCGGCTGAGGCTGTTGGGCCGGTGATCTTTGGCGGCTGGGCTGTGGAGGGTGACGGGTACGCCTGCGCTGATCATGGCTGTTCCTGTGGCTGGGAGTATGAGTACCTGCCGGGTGAGCCGATGGGTATTCGGCATCCGTCGCCGCTGATTCAGTTGACGGCTACGTCTGAGGATCAGGTGGCGAACGTCTATCGTCCGTTGACTGCAATGATCAAGCTTGGCCCGCTGGGTGAGCTGATGAAGGTCCGTGAGGGGTTTATCCGCATCCTTGGTGATGCCGATGATGACGACTTTGACCGGATCGATGCGGTTACAGCCAACGCTCAGTCTCGCCTCGGTAACCCGATCTCGTTCGCGGTGCAGGACGAATCCGGCCTGTACACGAAGCAGAACAAGATGGTCAACGTTGCTGAGACTCAGCGACGTGGCGCGGCTGGCATGGGCGGCCGGACGCTCGAGACTACTAATGCCTGGGACCCGTCGATGAATTCGACTGCGCAGCGCACTTACGAGTCCCGGTCTGAGGACATCTTCAAGTTCTTCCGTCAGCCGCCCGCTGAATTGTCCTACGGGAACAAGCGGGACCGGCGCAGGATTCATGCGCACGTCTACGCGGGCTCGCCTTGGGTGAATCTCGATTCGATCGAGGCTGAGGCGTCCGAGCTCATGGAGACGGACAGGGCGCAGGCTGAGCGGTTCTTCGGGAACAAGCTGGTTGTGGGCTCTGGTGCGTGGCTGCGTGATGGTGTTTGGGAGGCTGCGTATGCCGGAAATGGTGTGGCTGCCGAATCCGCCTGATGGCGCGAGCATCTGTCTCGGCTTTGATGGTTCGGAGAATAACGACTGGACGGCTGTTCAGGCTGAGACGATCGATGGTTTCAGTTTCACGCCACGGTATGGGCCGGACAAGCTGCCGGCTATCTGGAATCCGGCTGAGTGGGGCGAGCAGATCCCCCGTTCGGAGGTTCGCGCCGCTGTCGATGAGTTGTTCGCCCGTTATCAGGTGAAGCGTTTCTACTGTGACGTTCGGGATTGGGCGACTGAGATTGGTGAGTGGGCGCTTGAGTATGGCGATTCGCACGTTTTCGAGTGGCGCACTGAGCGGATTACGCCCATGTTCGAGTCGATCCGTCGTTTCGAGGTGGATTTGCGTGAGGGCCGTATCAAGCATGATGGCTGCCCGATTGCTGCGATTCATATTGCCAATGCCCGGAAGGCTGCCAAGCCTGGGCAGAAGTACATCCTGACGAAACCCGCTGATCATCAGAAGATCGACGTTGCGATGTCGAAGATCCTTGCCCATGAGGCTGCGGCTGATGCTCGCGAGGCTGGTTGGGGCAGCGAGCCGGCACCCGCTGACACTCGCATGTTCGTTTTCAAGTAAAGGAGGCCGTTTTGGCGCTTTCCGCTGATGAGTTGGCGGCCTTCAAGTCGCTTGAGTCGATGAATGCTGCGGCTCAGCAGGGTCTTGATCGTCTGGGGAATTACTATGCGGGGTCGCAGCGGCTCGAGCATATTGGGCTGGCGGTTCCTCCTGAGCTTCGCCGTTTTGAGACGGTGGTGAATTGGTCGCGTGTTGCGGTTGATTCTCTGGAGCAGCGCCTTCGGGTGAAGTCGTTCATTCTCCCTGGGGAGGATACGGCCTCTTCGGTCCTGCGTGAGCATTGGGACGCGAACAACCTTGATTCTGAGGCTGGGCTGCTGCATAAGGATGCGCTGATTTATGGGCGCGGGTTCGTATGCATCGGGTCGAACGCGGACGATCCCGAGCATCCGCTGATCACGGTTGAGTCTCCGGCTGAGATTTCGGCGCTGGTCGATCCGAAGACGCGGCGGATTGCGTCGGCTCTGCGGCTTTACGGCGATTCGGGCGATGGCACGGCGGCGTTTGCGACCTTGTACGCGGCGGATTCCACGTCTTGGCTTGAGAAGGTCAATGGTCAGTGGGTCGAGTATGACCGTGATGACCATCTGCTCGGGCGTGTGCCGATTGTGATGTTCCTGAATCGGCGCCGCACGGGCATTTGGACCGGCGAGTCTGAGATGTCCGATGTTATCCCGCTCGTCGATGCGGCGGCACGTTCGCTGACGAATCTCCAGATCGCGGCAGAGACGCACAGTGTTCCGCAGAAGTACGTGCTGGGCATGTCCCGGGGCGACTTTGTGAACGCGGACGGCACGCCGATCCCTGCGTGGGAGTCGTATTTCTCAGCGATCTGGGCGAATCAGAACGCGGACGCCAAGGTAGGGCAGTTCACGGCCTCTGATCTCAAGAACTTCCATGACACGGTGAACCATTACGCGAACCTTGTGGCGAGCGTGACTGGCCTGCCTACCCGGTATCTGGGGCAGTCGAGCGTGAATCCTGCGGCTGAGGGCGCGATTCGTGCTGATGAGGCGCGGCTGGTGCTGAATGCTGAGGGCAAGGCGGCGTCGTTCGGTGACGGTTGGGCGTGGGTTCAGGGCATCGCTGAGCGTTTCCGCACGGGCGACTGGCCTCTGGCCAATCAGATCAAGACGGAATGGTTCGACGCTGGCACGCCGACGTTCGCGCAGAAGGCGGATGCGGTGCAGAAGCTTCATGGTGGCGGGCCGATCCTGTCGCGTGAGGGCGCTTGGGATGAGCTCGGGTGGTCGGATGCGCGCAAGGAGCGTGAGGCCGGCTATTTCGAGGCTGAGCAGGCGTCCGCGGACGCCGGGCTTGCCGCCATTGCCGACAAGATAGCGTCTGGTGGCGCTGGTGCAGTGGCCTGACGCGGCGACGGCGTTTGACCGTGAGATGCGCGCTCTCGAGGTCGCTACGGTGGCTCTTGGGCGGCGGTTCTGGCGTGGGGTGAGCCTTCGGGATCTTTCGGGTTCGTGGCTGGGGCAGGTTGAGAGGCTTGTCCCGCTGGTGGAGGCGGTGCAGTTGCGTGCCGCCACTGCTGGGGCGTCCTATGGGGCATCTGCGCTTGCTGGGCAGGGTGTGTACGAGGCGCCGGAGGTGTTCGTGGACCCGGCCGGGTTTGTGGGCCGGTCGGCTGATGGGCGTTCGCTCCAGGCGGCGCTGTATTCACCTGTTACTGGGGTGAAGACGCTGATCGGGCGCGGTGCTGAGCCGGCCGCGGCGCTGGCTGCTGGTTCCAAGTTCCTCGAGCGGTCTTTGCGGACGATGGTTGCTGATGTTGGGAGGGGTGCGGCGTCGGTTGATGTCGCCTCGCGTCGCGGCGTCGGGTACATCCGCATGTTGAACGCCCCGTCTTGTTCGCGCTGCGTGATGCTGGCGGGGAAGTTCTACCGGTGGAACAAGGGTTTTCAGCGGCACCCGCTGTGCGATTGCCGGCACATCCCGTCTACGGAGAACGTTGCGGACGATCGAACGACGGACCCTTACGAGTACTTCCATTCGCTGAGCAAGGCTGAGCAGGACGCGGCGTTCACGAAGGCTGGTGCGCAGGCGATCCGCGATGGGTCTGACATGTTCCAAGTAGTGAACTCGCGCCGTGGCATGAAGCCGGGCGGTCTGGTCACGTCTGAGGGCACGTCCAAGCGGGGTTTCTACGGGAACACTCGTGGGCCGCGTCTGACGCCGGATGCGATCTACGGGAAGAACCTGCCGCGCGAGCAGACGCTTCGGGAGCTCGAGCGCTACGGGTACCTATTGCCGGGCGGTCAGAACCCGCAGGGAGCGATCCTGGGGCAGCGTGAGGGGTTCGGGGCACTGGGACGCGGCGGAACCCGCGTGGGCGCCCGTGAGGCGGTTCTGAGGGCTCGTGAGACTGGCGTGCGTGACCCGAACGTCCGGGCAACGATGACGTCTGCTGAGCGGCGCGCGTTCGATGCCCAGGCGAATTGGGATGCCGTGCGCGAGGGGCGCAACCCGTTCGGTCGCGGCAAGCTCACCCCGCAACTGTCGGCGGCCGCTGAGAACGACTTCCGAAACATCATCATCCAGGGCAATGCGTCTGCGAAGATCACGGCCCGCCGCTCAATGGGCGGCTAAATCATCGGGGCCTAGCGTGCGTCCAACGGATACGGCTCAGGCTTAAACGAACATCGAATGTGCCGATCGCCCGATAAGACTTCCGCGGTTCTCCCGCGAAGCGGTACGCGCCCGTCTGCGTGGTTCACATCAATGCCTGACGAGGCCAAACGGAGAGGGGTGTGTCCGGCGTGTCCGAGACCACGAACAACACCGCTGAAGCGGGAGACAACAACACCGAGCAGCAGGGCGAAAGCGAGGGCAAGGAGTTCGAGGCGATCACGTCTCAGGAAGACCTTGACCGCATCCTCACCCAGCGTCTTGCCCGGGAGCGCAGCAAGTACGCCGATTACAACGACCTCAAGGCCCGCGCCGCGAAACTGGCCGAGCTCGAGGAAGCACAGAAGACGGCCGAGCAGAAGGCCGCTGAACGACTTGAGGC